GAACCCTTATGGCTCCGCTACCAAGGTAGCAGAATATTTAGAAGTTTCGGAACGGCTAGTTCACCGCCGTAGACGCAGGATAGAAAAAGACTTGAACCAGCCGCTTGTCAGCGTTGATGAGCGAGGGAAAGCATACGCTCACATTCAACCAATCAAAACGTCTCTCAATCGGGTTGACCTTGGCATCCTTGACCAGACCATAATCGTCTTTTCTGACGCGCACTTTTGGCCTGGGGAATACACAACTGCCTACAAGGGTTTGCTGTGGGCAATCAAAGAGCTAAAGCCTCATGCAGTCATCAGCAACGGTGATGCATTTGACGGGGCTACGGTTAGCCGCCACGACCCGTTAGGATGGTCAAAGACTCCTAGCGTTATCGAAGAGTTAAAAGCGGTTCAAGCGCATCTTGGCGAGATTGAGGAAACAGCCAAAGCAGCACGGCACAATGTAAAGCTGCTGTTTACATGGGGCAATCACGATACACGCTTTGCCAACAAGTTAGCGTCACAAGCGCCGCAGTACAAAGAAGTGCATGGATTTAAGTTGGAAGACCATTTACCAGCATGGGAGTTTGCATGGTCTGTTTGGCCTACAAAAGACTGCGTTATAAAGCACCGTTATAAGAACGGCGTTCATGCCGCCCATAACAACACTGTAAATGCAGGAGTCAGCATTGTTACTGGTCATTTACACAGCCTAAAAGTGACTCCATTTGCCGATTACAACGGCAATCGGTATGGCGTAGATACGGGGACTTTAGCAGAGCCGTATGGCCCACAGTTTGATTATGGCGAGGGCAGCCCACTCAATCATCGGTCTGGATTTGCGGTTCTGACATTCAAAGGTGGTAGGATTTTGTGGCCTGAGCTAGTTCACAAGTGGGGCGAAAATCAGGTTGAATTTCGGGGTCAAATCATCAACGTATAGGAGTTACCATGTATCAGTTTGAAATGCTAATCGAGTCGGGTTCTATCACCATCGACACCGATGACATGAACGTCATCAAGGTCATCCAGGACGCAGCCGCTTACTACGAAGCAAACGGTTGGGAAGTCGTGGAAGACATCGAAGAAGACGAAGAAGAAGTTGAAGAGGACGAAGAGTCCGAAGACGATTGGGAAGAAGACGAAGAAGCCTAATCGGGGTAAATCATAGCCAATGCGTCTTGAACAGACGCTTGGATTTTAGACACGACTTGCTCAAAAGGCAGGTCGTTTTTTCTATGTTGACGCAGTATTTCGTTTATCTCATGCAGAGTCTGCCAAGCATAGCCCGAATGGATAGCTTTTATGGCCTCTTCTTCGTCATTAAATGTGGCGTTGATTTTCATGTTCATTCCTTAGTCTTTCTGTTGTTTGGTTTAGGGCAATTCTGAGGCACATCGGCTACACACCAAACAGCCTCTGGCGGCTTTTGATGCTCCCCTAACAGCCACCTATCAATATAGCAATCTGGCATCTTTTTTAGGCAGGTGCGTACAACCCGTGAATCAATAAATGTCTTTGTGCAGATTTCTGAGACTGTTAAACCATCAGGGAAGTTATGCAGTAAACCCCGAATAATTGGCGATTTTGGTGCATGGCGGACATTCTCAAAACTCATTGCTCCCCCTTTAGCTTAACTTCCACTTCTTCAGTTGCAACGATGTGGTACACGTTGCCCTCATCATCTGTACACACACTGTACATACCGTCTAGGTGGTGAAAATTTAGCTCCAGTCCATCTTTGAGTACGATTGTGCTATTTTTTGGCACGTCATATAGTTTCACTTTTGACCGCCATTTCGTTTAATGCAATGTCTACTTCAGCTTGCGCCGCCATGCCATCCTCATACCCACGCGCATAAGAGTTCTGCTCCATAGCAATCAGTTGGTTAATTAGGCGCTGCTGTATCTCGCAGATGCGCGTCAGGCTATCCATAGCCAGGTCTTTTTTACTCATGGTGCGATGCTTATCAATAGCCGCATCACGCTTTGAATTAAATCCGGTCATGTTTCTCTCCTCAGCTTGTTGTACAGCGCCTGTTGGTTCTGTTCCCACATAGGCGTTGATGGTTTGTAGTCCATGTACTGTTCGTACATCTTCAACAAAGTCTCTTTGTCGATGTAGTAGTTGCGTACCACCGCCAGCTCAAAGATGTCCGCTGACAACGCTTTCATTGCTGACTTGTGGTGACAATCATCACCATCCCAATCATCTATAGCCTTGGCGCTCCACTTCAGGTCATCGCCTATTCTGCGTAGCACTCTCATGCTACCGCCCACCACACAATGCCACCAACAGCAGTAACAAGCAAAATAAACAAAAATATAACAATTAGAACGGTTGCCATGCTAACGAATAAGTCGCCGCCAGCATCGGTATCTTCATCGTTCATGCCTGCTCCTTCAGCTCATCCAATGTGTTGGTCAATCGTTCGATTCGGTCAATGTTGTATTGCACTACGCTTCTTGCGTAGTCTTGTGCGCTCTGAGCTTCCAATTTAGACCGATGCGCCTCTACCAATTCTTTGACCACCAATTCAATAAGGGTAGGCGTTTGTAAGAGTTTTTTGATTGAGTTAATCATTTGCACTCCTTAGTAAACGAAGCAACCCACACTTCGCACTCGGGCTGATAGGTGGCATACCCCAAGTAAAACCCTGCTGCAATGATGCTGGCGCATAAGCCAACCAGGGCAAAGAAGTCTAGAATGTATTTCATGCCTCATCCTTCACAAACACGCCATTGGCAAGCAATGTGCCTTTGCGGTCTTTGATTTCCTCATAAGCCAATTCCATGCAATCAACTAGGTTGATGTCCTGCAAGGCGCAATAAACAATGAGGCAGACCATCACATCACCCACGCCATCAGCAATGCCATCCTGGTCATTCTTGATGGTTGCATCTGCCAACTCACCAATTTCACTCATTGCTTTGAGTAATTGAGTTTGTGGGTGGCTGTTAGGAATGATTTTCCTAGCCTCTGCCCATCGAATGATGTCCAATTCTAAAATTGCATAAGTAGCCATAAATTACTCCTAAAAGGTGGGGGTACTTGCTATCAGGCGGCAACTGCGAATCGATACCCTGCTTTCCCCCCGAAAATCAAAAGGGTATGGAATCCAAATCGTCATCCTTTGGAAAGCCATCATCTCGCGGGAATCCATCTTTAGGCTTTGGAGTGTTCAGGTAAGCCCAACCATTCCAGCCGCCTTCAATCACAGGGATGGAGTCCAGCTTCAACTGCTTGCCATTCTTGGTTTCGATGATGCTGCCAATCTTTTGGTAGTTGTTTTTCTCAACACCATCTTTGGTGTACTTGCCATTTACCACTGTCACTTCGTATAGCTTTGCCATTTTTAACCCTTTGAAAGTTCAGATTGTTTTTTAAGTGCGCTGCGTGTTTTGCTATCAAGCATCCCGTACAGTGCTACTTTTTCCTCAGCATCAACGATGCCTTGGTACTCACCAAGAGCGCCGACAACATCATCTGCTGCCATGCGCTCATTGATTGCTTGTGCCACACGAGCGACCACATTTGTTCTCCCTGGTGACACCAATTCAGTCTGTGCTGCTTTTATTCGAGGCCCGCGAGACGCTGCCTCTCCATCATCGTCTTCAGGAGCTATTCCACAGGCCGCCATGAGGCTGTAGCGCCGTGCATAGGTCAGTGCGCTGCCATACCCCTGCGGGTCTTGCTTTGCTGCTGGAACGTGCAATTTGCCGCACTCCAATGTCTCGCCAGACTCATGGATGAAAACAGTCTCTACTGTCACGCCTGTGCTGTCCTCAGAGGTGCGCTGCACAAGCGCAATCCCTGCGTTGTTGAGGCTGTCAATAACTGCTTCGATGCAGCCTGACAAGTCCACATACTTGCTGCGAAAGTGTGGGTTGGTCGATGTCTTGAGTGCAGGGCCAAAAGCCTTTTGTGCTTTGACCAGTGCTGTTGCTATTTCTTTCATTTTGCGTCCTTATAAATTTGATTCAATTGCTCTTTGTGCCACTCAATGCGTTCATCTTGGATTTCTATCCAGCGGCACAGGTGCTTCACATAGATTTCCAGATAGATGGCAGGTTCTATTCTGCTTTTGCAATCTGCAATAATTTCCTCTGCGTTGTTTGATGTAATCATTGTTTGCGCTCCCACAAGATTTCCTGCTGGAGCTTCTTCATTTCATCGCTGTTGTATTGAGCCTCATGGCACAGTCCACGGATGTGGGCTTGGAGCACTCCAACTTGGTAGGCCAGCCTGTCTGCTGGGTCTTTTGCGCCGTAACGCTGTGCAGCTTCTTCTGCATCAGCAATGATGCGGTCAGCTTCTTGATTAGCGGTCATCTTCGAGCCTTTCGGAAATTTTGTTAGTGATGTGTTCGCGTGTTGAGTCGCTAAGGTAGTCAATCCACTCAAGTCCTTCGTATACGATTGAATAGACCACTAAGGTGTTCATCTCTGTATCCCATTCGTATTCGACTAGGAGCTTGGCAACTTCTCCGTTGCCCATCCTGTCCCAGTCAACTTCGCGGGTGCTGTTGTAGACAGTCATTTGTCTGCTCCTTCGTACTCATCCATTTCATTGTTCAGGATGTCTTCCTGGTCTTCAGGATACAGGTCGGTGAACGGCACAAAGTGGTTCTCTTGGCAGCAGTGATACTTGCTACCCTGTGGCTCAAAGCAATAGCAGCAAAATGTGGTGGTTGATAGCTCTCTCCTGACTAGCTCTCTGAATGGTGTGTGAATCATAAAAAACCTTTCTTGGTCAATAAATCCGCTTGCCCTTTGCTTGCGGTAGGCACATCTTATCGCAGCTTTCCAGCCTTTTTTGAACTATTTCGTAGGGGTTTATACCTATGTTTTTATCAAAAAACCGTGATAGGCTTGCGGGATGACTATGGATGAACTTGAACTTCAGAGCGCAGAAATCCTGCTATGCCAAGCTATTGAACTGGCTGGCGAGTACAACATTGCTGATGACCTGGACGCTGCCACAATTGCCCTGCTAACACGGGCACTTGAAGTAGCCAAGGAAAAGGTATAGAATTTGGGCACGGCTAGCCTTAGCGGGCGAAAAGGCGACTCGTTACCGCCCTGCCGATGTTCTTTTAAGTAACGCTAACCTAGAACGTAAGGTTGCAAAATGCACTATTACCAATTCAACATTGGTGACTATCAGAGCCACACGGCTCATCTCACAGACATTGAAGACTTGGCCTACAGGCGTTTGCTTGATTGGTACTACCTCCATGAGCTTTCCATCCCACTTGATTTAACAGAGGTTGCGAGACAGATTCGTATGCGAACGCATAGCGATTGCATTGCATCCGTATTGCGAGAGTATTTTGAGCGCACAGAAGATGGGTGGATTCACCATAGAGCAAACAAGGAAATGGCTAAGGTTGGCGAGAAGTCTGAGAAGGCTGCTGCTAGTGCTAAAGCCCGATGGGACAAGCCAAAGGATGCGAACGCATTGCGAACGCAATCCGAAGGCAATGCTACACATAACACATTACCCATTACACAGGACACATTACACAAGACACAAAAGAAGCCAGTCGCCCCGCCGTTCGGCGTGACGGATAGTGTTTGGCAAGATTGGATAACTTTAAGAAAGTCGAAGAAAGCAGCAGTCACGCAGACAGCATTGGATGGCATAGAGCGTGAGGCCAAGAAAGCAGGCGTAAGCCTACAGACAGCATTGGAAACCTGTTGTGCGAGAGGCTGGACAGGATTTAAGGCCGAGTGGATGGAAGAAAAGCTAACTCCAGCACAAAAGGCGCAAAACAATATGCACCAGTTGACTCGCGGCCTATCAGCACCAAAACCTTTTTGGGCCAAACCAGTGGAGGTGGACAATGACCGACTTTTGCAATCCTGACTCAGGCTTTGATTACGTTTTTGCCAGACTCAATGCAATCTATGGCGCGACATTTCTTCGGCATTGGGACGGAATAGACCCGCAGATGATTCGCCAGGAATGGATAAATCAGCTTGGCATCTACTTGACCTACCGACCACGGATGGACTACGCAATCAATTGTTGCGACCCGAATTTCCCGCCTAGTGCGTTGAAGTTCAAGGAACTGTGCAGCAATGGCCCATCAATCCCGCATCCAACAGCCATTGAAAACAAGCCCGCAACCAAGCCGATGCCGCCTGAGATACGGGAGCAATTGGCTGCGCTCAGAAAGAAAATGACAAACAATGTTTGACCCATTCAAAATCACAGAACCCACTTGCATCAGTTTTAGTGGTGGACGCACTAGTGCCTACATGCTATGGCGCGTTTTACAAAGCAATGGAGGGCTTCCAAAAGATGCTGTTGTCTGCTTTGCCAATACGGGCAAGGAAGATGAGGTAACGCTGCGGTTTGTCCAGGACTGTAGCGAGCAATGGAATGTGCCAATCACTTGGTTGGAATACAGGGCAGATGGATACGCTGTAGTTGACTACGCCACGGCTAGTCGCAACGGTGAGCCATTTGAGGCGCTGATACAAAAGCGGAAATACTTACCCAACACTTTTGCTAGGTTTTGCACTTCAGAGCTAAAAATTGTTCCAATGAAAAAATACCTCAAGTCTTTGGGGCATGAGGACATTGTGACTTTTGTAGGCATCCGCGCAGATGAACCTAGGCGTGTTGCCAAGATGAAAACCAACGAAGACATCAAGGAAACGCCATTAGCAACGGCAAACGTCACAGTGGCAGAGGTTTTGTCATTTTGGGACAAGCAGCCATTCAACCTACAAACCATCACAGTCAACGGTAATTCACTGTTAAGCAATTGCGACCTATGCTTTCTCAAGAAAGCAGACCATTTGCTTGGGTTGATTCAGGACAAGCCCGAACGGGCTGTTTGGTGGGCAAATATGGAGCAAAAAATTGGCGCACGATTTAATCAGGCGCACCCAAGCTATGAGGCGATGTTGAACTACAACGAAAAGCAGCGCGATATGTTCGACCCTAACGAAGAAAGCATATCCTGCTTTTGCGGGGACTAACAATGTTTGACGCTGAAGCAATCCGAACCAGAGTCTTTGCCGACATGGTGCGACTGTGCCGCTTGCCAGCTTGGAAGGAGTGGGCTTGGCAGGAAGTAAAGCGGATGGACGAGGACGATTTATTCAGGGGCATCAAATTCCACGTTTTGAAGGAAATGAAAAAATGAGACGCGCAGCAAGGGTCGATGAAAACCAAAAAGAGATAGTGCAGGCACTACGGGACGCAGGCGCGTATGTCTGGATTATTGGTCTGCCCGTTGACTTGTTAGTAGGCTACAAAAACTGGACTTTCCTAATGGAAGTTAAAACCGACTCTAAAAAGCGTTTTACGGGCCTACAGGCCGACTTTTTCCAAAACTGGAAGGGCGGCACATTGTGCAGGGTTGACAGCCCACAGGCGGCTCTAGAGATGATTAGGGCAGTCGAATGAGAGCCATGCGTAGCGCAAGTGCAGCCCATGTTGATTTTGGTGACTTTGCGGGAATGGTCGAATCAAACCCGAAACTGTTGCCAAGCGACTTGGACATGATTATTGAGCGAAAGGGTAAGTTTTTCGTTGGCGAATGGAAACGCCAGGGCGAAAACCTTAGCCAAGGGCAAGAGATACTATTAAAAACACTTGCCAAGCAGCAACAATTTACAGTTTGCGTGATTATTGGTAATACTGATACTGAGACAGTTATTAACTCAGTGTTATGTATTAGTAAATCAGGCGAGTATAGAAAGATAGGCGCGTCATTAGATGACCTAAAAGTGTTTATAAACCAATGGTATGAGTGGGCCAATGGTTAGACCCACAGAACCCAGCGCAACGCATTTTCTTCGTAAGCTGAAAACCGAAGAGAAAATGATTCTCTTGGCAGCGGGAAATGGATGTACGACAAGGGGATTCAATAATTGCCTAGACGCATTCCAGGTTTTGTGGAACCTAGGATACCGCCCAGACGCTGATTTAACCGAATGGCTAGGGTTGGTACAGGCAGACGAAAAAAACGGCGTGTAAGCCGTTCTAGTGCGTTTCTAGGGCATAAAAAAAGACCCCGAAGGGTCTTAGTGGTGCAAATGGTCTACTTTTTGAGTAGTCGCAGCAATGTTGCGAGAATGGCGTAAATCAATTTAAGCACTCCCAATAATTGGATGCTTCATTTGCAGTCACATTTTCTTCATTGTGCCATCCAAGCCACAATTCAGCCGTGAGAATGTCTCCCATCAGCCACCATCCAAAATTGCTATTATTGGGCATTTGACCATATATATGCACTTCTGCGTCGCGGGTAATACGATAGCAACGTGCCCCGTATTTTTCCCGTAAAGCAAAACGCAATTTATTGTAATTTTTCATGGTTTCATGCTCGCAAAATATGGCGCATAAAATGTTTTATTATCTCCGCGCCCTTTGCCGCTAATGTCAATTGTCGATAAAACTACTTGACTAAAACAATGCCGCAAGGCAGTATCTTTTTTAATATGCCCATGAAAAACGCGCATAGCAGAACCCGTGGGTGTATTTTTAAAGCAATAGGATTTTTTTAGGTAGCTCATTCTGTAACCTCTTTAATTTCTACATTGTTTCCGCCATTTTCCTCTGCTTCGGAAACCATGTAAAACCATGATATATAACCCGCATCAGACGCGAATGCCTCTTGTGCGTCTTTCTGAGTATCTGCTATCCAGTCGCCAAAATCTAGGCCATTGGCTGAAAAATTAAATGTTTTCATGGTTTCATATTCCAGAAATAGATAATAAAAGGCGCGCCGATAGTCGCTGCGATAATCAGGCATTGAAAGAAAGATATTAGGGTTTTCATGCTGTAAACTCTTCGATTGTGTTAGTGATAACCCACGCGCCCATATCACCATTCCATGTAACATCGGGCAGGGTAATCTGATAATGGGAAACTACTTTCATAACATCCGTGTAATCGGTTTTGTAGTCGCACAATGGCGAGCCCTGATAGATAAGAATCCAACCACGCTCAGAAAATGATAGATGGGCTTTATGGTCTTGATTTTGATTTAGTTTCATGATTGATTTACCAGTGTGTGTGCGTATTCGGTGGCAGATACGCATTTGTTGAAAATACGCTGCGATATCACAGCATCGGCATCGGTATCTATAAACATAACCCTGTAGGTTCCAATTGGTGTCCCTGATACTTTGACGTATAACTCAGGGTAATTGGCGCATGGGCGCGCCCATATCATGCTATCAGTTTTATCAGTGTTTCCAATCATAGGGTTTCCTTAGATAGACATTAAACGGATTACTTTAGCCATTTTTACGCCATGCGCCGGATAACAGATTAGCTCGATATCTTTATTCCAGCAGGCACGGCAGCCGGAGCATTTCCCTTCGTTCTCATAGGCGCGACAGAGAGAAGCCCCTAGCGCATCCGTATAGGTGGCAGCATCCGGCCCGATAACGCTACCATGCAGCCCTGGCGTATAGCTCCCGTCTACAGAATCAGCGGAAAAACGTACGGAGACATTGTCTAGCTCGCGCATAGCATCAAATACCATGCGGAATTTGGGGAATTTATGCATCCGTGTGGGCAGCCAATGCTTGCACCACGGCGTACGTTGCATTACGTCTAGGATTTTCTCCGCCAGGGCTAAGTTATAGACATCACCCGAATCAAACCAACGAAAATATCGGTCGCGCTCCAATTCTGCGACCATTTCGTCTGCCCATTCCTGACGTTGCCAGTCTTCCCGATTAGCCAGTCTAGGCGCGCGCACGTTGGGATAGTTGTAGTTTCCTGTGGTCGCATAGCAGCCCCTACAGGCTGGAACCAATACGCCAGGGCTTTCTATGCTGCCCGGGCAAGTGTCAATGGCCTGTAACGACCAGGAACGGATTCCGTCTAACTTAGATGTAACGCTAATTTTTAACATGGTAAAAATCCTATAAAAACCCCGAAGGGCAAAACAGTTTGCGATAGTGCAAACCCTACAGCCCCAGCCCGTGAGGCTGTAAGAGTGCGCTATGCCGATGCTGTATGGCGTTCTGCGATATCACCCCATGATGCAATGCGATAAGCCCCGCTAAAGCGCACCAGTGTTGGCGTGTAGGTATCGCCCGCATTCAAATACATACACTCGCCCCGCTTTGTATCGAAAGCCTCTACACCGTGAAAATCACCTAGAGCGTTAAGGCACTCCATGCGGATATCTTGCGTAGTGGGAGCGTGATAGCACTCTGCTACTCGAGCAGCCCCTACAGGCGTTCTAAGTAGCTGCTCGCGACTCATTAGCAGTAGAGCTTTAGCTTGCTTGGCGTTATCGCCGAATATGGTGCTGAGTGATTTGATAGATGGTGAGCGTAATGGCATGGTAGTCCTTGATGTAAAAACCCTTGCGGGCGATAAAAGAAGGGTGAAATTCTGACCCTCTCACATATATAGCATAATAGAATCGTGCCAAGGTTTGTAAGTCGTTGATTTATAAGACCCCTCCAAAACCCTAATGTGTTTATATACAGTTATTTAGGAACGGTACTATAGTTGGATAGAGCCAGATAGAGCCAGATGATGGAGCCAGATAGAGCCAGATGGGAAACAATTAGGTATGGCAGAAAAGGTACACTCCCATTCCACATTATGAAACGTAACTAATTTTGCCCAGGCAGAATTTCACCATATGAAATTTCACTATGTGAAACGCAACAATGCTTGTGCTTAGTTAATGCAGAATACGAACAATGTACTTAGTTAGTGCAATGACCGAACAAAGCATATGCCTGGGTGTGATGCGTGGGTGTGAGTGAGTAATAGGGGGGGGAGGGGTACGGTGTGAGTGTGAGAAATTGTAGGAGCCCCCTCACCA